TTCCCTATGGAAAACGTGATGGTTACAACAAAATGATTGGTTACGATCTAGCCCTTGATTCTGCTGCCACCACCATGTACATCCCTCTAGAGTTCTGGTTCTGCCGTAACCCTGGACTTGCTCTTCCCCTGATTGCTCTGCAATACCACGAGGTCAAGGTTAACCTTGAGTTCCGTCCCCTATCTGAACTAAACCGTGAAGCCACCACTGTTATCACCAGCAAGAGTCTTGGTGCTACCAGTCTATGGGTTGACTACATCTTCCTAGATACTGATGAACGCCGCCGCTTCGCTCAACTCAGTCACGAATACCTCATTGAACAACTGCAATTCACTGGTGAAGAAAGCATTCCCTCCGCCGCAGTTAACTCTTCTATCAAGATGAACTTCAACCACCCCGTGAAGGAACTGGTTTGGATTGTTCAACAAGACAGCTTCGTGAACGCATCTGGTTCAAACCAATGGTTCAACTATACCAACAGTGGTGTCATTGGTGATGCCGCCGCAACCAACTTAGTTAGCACCGCTAAAATTCAGCTCAATGGTCATGATCGCTTTGCTCAACGTACTGGTGACTACTTCAACCTGGTTCAACCTTATCAACACCACGAGAACGTTCCTACCAGCGTTGGTATCAACGTGTACTCCTTCGCGCTAAAACCAGAGGAGCACCAACCCTCCGGTACCCTGAACTTCTCTCGAATTGACTCGGCTGTTCTCAAACTGGGTCTAACTGGTGGAACTGCCTCCAAATGCCGCATCTATGCCGTGAACTACAACGTTCTACGTGTGATGTCTGGCATGGGTGGTTTAGCTTACTCCAATTAAGAAGTTTTGTAAAAATATAAAATAGAAAGTATAAAAATAAATATTTTTTTCAAAAATAGATTTTCCTGTTTTTAAATGCGTTCTAAAAATATTTTCTCCGTATAAGATATCAAACATATAATATGGGTGGTGGACTTCTACAACTCGTTGCTTACGGTGCTCAAGACGTTTACCTAACCGGTAACCCTCAAATTACCTTCTTCAAGGTAGCTTACCGCCGCCACACTAACTTCTCCATGGAGTCCATTGAACAAACATTCAATGGAACTGCTGACTTCGGTCGCCGTGTGACCTGCCAAATCAGTCGTAACGGTGATCTAATCCACCGTATGTACCTACAAACTACTTTCGCCGCCATGACTGGTCTTGATACCTACACTGGTCTAAAAATGGTCAAGTCTGTAGAACTTGAAATCGGTGGTCAACGTATTGATAAGCAATATGGTGACTGGATGTACATTTGGAATGAACTTTCCCTCGGTGTAGGCAAGCGCACTGGTTACGATGTCATGGTTGGTTCTGCCGCATTCACAACTGCTGGACAAGTTCTATACGTTCCCCTTGAATTCTGGTTCTGCCGTAACCCTGGACTTGCTCTCCCTCTGATTGCCCTACAATACCACGAAGTGAAGGTCAATATTGAATTCTCTACCCTAGCTGAATGCGGTACCATTTCCGGTAGCACAGTCACCGCCGCAACTGGAAGCATCGCTTCTTCCTCTCTATGGGTTGATTACATCTTCCTAGATACTGATGAACGCCGCCGCTTCGCTCAACTCAGCCACGAATACCTAATTGAACAACTTCAATACACTGGTGAAGAAACCGTGACTGCCAGCTCTGCCAACAAGGTAAAACTCAACTTCAACCACCCCGTTAAGGAACTGGTTTGGGTTACCCAAGATGCCACTGACTCTGACTTCGGTTCCTATGTTGCCGTTAGCACTGCTAAACTACAACTCAACGGACATGATCGCTTTGCCGAACGTGCCGGTAGATACTTCAGCGCAGTGCAACCTTACCAACACCACGAAAACATCCCTTCCGGAAAGAACATCAACGTGTACTCCTTCGCGCTAAAACCAGAGGAGCACCAACCCTCAGGTACCCTGAACTTCTCTCGAATTGACTCCGCTGTTCTACAGCTTACCACTGGAGCTGCTACCCGCGCCCGCATCTACGCCGTGAACTACAACGTTCTACGTGTGATGTCCGGTATGGGCGGTCTAGCTTACTCCAACTAAAGGAGCCGCTCGTTTGTTATAAAAATTTATCAAAAAATAAATATTTTTTTCAAAAATAGATTTTCCTGTTTTTAAATGCGTTCTAAAAATATTTTCTCCGTATAAGGTATCAAACATATAATATGGGTGGTGGACTTCTACAACTCGTTGCTTACGGTGCTCAAGACGTTTACCTAACCGGTAACCCTCAAATTACCTTCTTCAAGGTGGCTTACCGCCGTCACACCAACTTCTCCATGGAGTCCATTGAACAAACCTTCAATGGAACTGCTGATTTCAGCCGCCGTGTGACCTGCCAAATCAGTCGTAACGGTGATCTAATCCACCGTATGTACCTACAAGTTGCCATCACTGGTGCTACCATTGCTGCTAACACCTACGCCGGTCTAGCCCTGGTTAAATCGGTTGAGTTAGAGATCGGTGGTCAACGTATTGACAAGCAATACGGTGACTGGATGTTCATCTGGAACGAGCTATCTCTTCCCCAAGGAAAACGTACCGGATTCAAGACCATGGTTGGTGCTGATGCCGTTACCACCACCGACACCACCCTTTACATCCCCCTTGAATTCTGGTTCTGCCGCAACCCCGGACTTGCCCTCCCCCTGATTGCCCTGCAATACCACGAGGTCAAGGTCAACCTTGAATTTGAAGCCGCCGCTACCGCAGGTATCACCGCTGGTACCATGGGCACCGCTTCTCTATGGGTTGACTACATCTTCCTAGACACTGATGAACGCCGTCGCTTCGCTCAACTCAGCCACGAATACCTGATTGAACAACTACAGTTCACTGGTGAGGAGACCGTTACCACTGGTGCCAACAAGATCAAGCTAAACTTCAACCACCCTGTCAAGGAACTTGTCTGGGTTCTACAAGAGAACAGTGCTTACTTCGGTAACTACACTGTTACCAGCGGTTCATACACCAGAACCGCTGCCGGTCTGGTTAGCACTGCCAAGCTACAACTCAATGGTCACGATCGCTTTGCCGAACGTGGTGGTAAGTACTTTGAACTTGTTCAACCTTACCAACACCACGAGAACATCCCCGAAGCCACCCGTGGTATCAGCGTGTACTCCTTCTCGCTAAAACCCGAGGAGCACCAACCCTCCGGTACCCTGAACTTCTCTCGAATTGACTCGGCTGTTCTAAGCGTAACCGCTGTTGCCGATGCCACCAAGGCTCGTGTTTACGCCGTGAACTACAACGTTCTACGTGTGATGTCTGGTATGGGCGGTCTAGCTTACTCCAACTAGAGGGCTCTCTTTTATAAAAAAATATAAAATCAAAAATAAAAGTACTGCATGCATGTCTTACTAACTCTTTTTTCCAGATCATATAAATAAATAAATATAATTATCACATGAAACTGTATTATTTACTAATAGTGTATAAACGAAACGCATGTTCTTTTTCAATGGTTTAAAGAAATTATAAAAAAATGATATAGAAAGTATCTTCCTCAATAACAACTTCCTAATTGATGAAGAAATCACAGAGTTCCCCTTCCCTGAGCGGTGGACAGACAACTTCTACGTCTCTTAAACGTACGTCAGGTTTTCGTAGAAATGCATTTTCTTGGAACCATTTAGCAGATGCATTACCTTCCGCATATCAAGTAGAAGAAATAGAAAAGATAGATTCCGTTATTCCTTCTTCTGTAAGTCAAAAACTTATATGTTATGAAACCTATGGATTTCCAACAGATATATTGCACTCAACAACAATCACGAAAGAAGAACAGGAAGACAAAATCATATCTTTGTCTACATGTTTGGTGACCCCTGAAGATCCTCCCACAAAAACTCAAAAGTTTAAAATTAAAAACTTACAGGAAAAAAGTGAGGAGGAAGAAGTTTCTACTATAGAAGAACGCTTCAATAGATTGCTATTAAGCGTTCGCAAAAGAAGGAAACAGCTTTCGCTTTCTCTTTAATCATATGAATTCCAATTATTATCTGATATATCGTAGATGGTTGTGTCTATGCTATGTGTAAACAATACATACCAGAATCTTTGAAAGCAATCATGGTAATGTTTTCCAATATCTTCTAATTGCTGTTTCATATCAGGAATAGATAAGGTTGCTTTTTCTATATCCCAAGAACCACTCTCTGGATAGAACTTCTCTAATAGACGTTGATATACCTCTTTTGGATGGCGATGTATTAATCTTTTAGATACACTAAAACATGGTCCCATTCCCCAGCCAGGAATTACATGAGGAGGACTAATTCCTGGAAAGATTTCATGATACCAATCTATTGGAGTCTGTGCAAAAGTATGGCTGCCTTTATGAATTTCTTCATGTCTTGGAAAATCTGCATGATCATCTCTCCAATACTGAAAGCGTCTTTGTTTTCCACTTTCCATAAAATCTACATTTCTACAGCGACGGATATGATTCCAAATATCAATTCTGTGAGATGCCCAATTATTTTTAACAAACATAGTCACGTCATCTAAATGTTCATAGTTTTTGATAATGTGATATAAGAAAGCGTAGTCACATCTTCCATAATTTGGAATACATATACTGTATTCGTTTAATACTTCCTCTTGTCCTCTTTCTAACGACTCTACTTTATAATAAATAGTAAACGGTACTTGATTTTCTTCTAATACGGGAATCCATGATCCTAATAACTCAGTATCTGTATAACATGAAGTCACCAGCCGAAAACTCATATAGCATATTATAGTAGAAAAAAGATAGGTTTAAATCATTTAAAGATATTTATTTATCCTATAATGTGAGCCCGTATAACTCAGTTGGTAGAGTGTTACCTTAGTAAGGTAAAAGTCGCAAGTTCAAACCTTGCTGCGGGCATATATTAATAACTAAATACAAGAAGATCTAAATATGCATTTTCTTCCAAAAACACAGTACTAAAATTCTGAACAATGTTTGCACCGTCTTCAATCATCAAGATTTCTCCTGTATCAACTTTCCATACAAATGTAGAATCGTTTTTCTTTTTTCTTACTTGGTAAGTTGCATCTACCCCTTCTTTACGAACACATAAAACCCCTTTTTTATCATAATTTTCACTATACCAATCATTTGTTATATATGTTGTATGATAATATCTATATGCGTCTATACGAATATTTGCTCCTTCTGGAATCTTTGCATATTCAATAAAATATAATAGGGATCGTGTAACCATTTCTTCCCCACCAGTTTCCTTTAAAGGAACAAAGTCTGGATAGTTTCCATATTTTTTAACTTTTTCTATTTGGTTTTTACCAACATATTGAGTAATCATACTGTAACGATGTGGATATGCAATTCTATTGAAATCAGGAAGCAATAGCTGTGTATTAATGCGACTACGAACATCGTGAACCCTTACATTATCATTAAACCCTTTTTTTGCCAACATAAGATATATTATATATAAAGAAAACAGAAGAATATATGCTTATATGTTGCGCACCCCTCTTATAATAAAGTGTATTACATATAAATCATCCTATATAAAAACTCCACTCACAAATTCTGTACCTAATAATCTATGTATTCAATGTAAATATTATTTACATCCATCCGAAATATGGAAAATAGAGATTACCGATCTAAAACTTGGTTTCTGTAAAAAGTCAGGAATGGTGCACTTAGTAGATGGTTCAATTACATATGATTATGCTTGCACATATCGTGAATATAATTGTAAAGGATCATTATTTGAAGTACAAGAAGCTATTATTGATGTAGAAAATAGTAATATATAGTATCCACATAATAAGCATTACCAGGATAAAGAAGATTAAATGTTATATAAAGAGTTCTATTCACTACATGGTATATAATGGTAAAATTGCTTCAATTTCCTACACAGCACGGTACATTTTATACATGCCATAATGATATTGTATTTGTAGATTATTTGTCTAGGGGACTCGTTTTTGAAGAAGATATTTTAGCTAAACATATTTTGCCTCTTTTTCAAAAAATGGACCCGTCTATCCCAAAAATTATTCTTGATGTAGGTGGGCATATTGGTTCTCATACTATTATGTATGCAAACTACATTCCAAATGCTATTATTCATACATTTGAACCACAACGAATTCTATTTAATATATTAAATATGAACTTGGTAGAAAATAATATCACAGGTGTTAAAACATATCATTCTGCAGTTGGAGAAATGGTGGGTGAATGTACACTATCAAGTATGTTATACGATGGATATAATGTTAAAGTTTCCTATGATACAGACCAGATGTTAAACTATGGAGGATTAAGTGTTGGAACAGGAGGAGAAAAGGTAAATATAATTACGATAGATTCGTTAGATTTACCAGAATGTCATTATATCAAAATGGACGTAGAAGGAGCAGAACCACTTGTGCTGTTAGGAGCACTAAAGACCATTCGGAAATATAAACCATTTATCATGTTAGAATATACAGATAAACGAGTTTCAGATGAAATGAAGGAGAGTCTTGGAATAAATAAAGATAGGATTATAGAAGATCCTTTACTTATTTTAGAAAAAGAAGGCTATCAATTTAAACGAATAGAAGGAGAAAATGTTCTTGCCATTCCATTAAGCATTTAGACCGCATCTCTTATTCAAAGCTTTTGCTTGAGATACATCTGACAATGGCTTACCTTCTTGAATTAACATTACTTTTTTGGAAACACGAATAATGGATATCTTTACACGTAAGTCTTGAACTTGACCGTGCATTTCTTTCATTTCAGCACCCTTATTTTGACGAAGTTCTAATTGTTCCCGTTTACGTAAGTTAACATCTTTGATATTTTTAATTCTCTTTTGTTCTTTTGTTACAGTTCTTTTAAGCTTCTTAAAGACAATTCGGATTTCTTTAAGATCATTTAATAGTTCTTTAAGCTCTTCTGACATTTCCTTTCGTTTCTCCCGACGTTGTTTCACAATACCTTGGACTTGAGTTAATTCTTCTTTGTTTTCTTGAATCATTGCTTCTAGCATATTCATTTCTTCAATAATATCGTCTTCTTCTTCAGTTAAATGTTGAGCAGGGACATCTATAACAACCGTTTGTTTACAATCTTTCAAATCTTCAGAGGCTTTCTCTTTGATTTTCTTAGTCATCTCTTTTAATTTTTCAGAAGCTTTCTCCTTGCATGGTTTTTGTTCTGCCTTTACTTTTTCCTTACATTCTTTGATCTCCTTTTCTGTTGTATCTAGAGCTTTTTCCAAAGCTTCATTTTTCTTTGCAACAACTTCCTCCTTACACTCAACTATTACTTTCTTACTCCGATCCTTTCTTTCTTTAATTGATCGTTTTAAGACACTCTTTGAAGTATTCTTTAATTGTTTAAGACTCTTCTTGTCTGTGGTAATATGTTCTCGCAATTCTTTCATCCATAGTTGGAATTTACCACTTCGTTTTGCTTTCTTTTTCTTCTTCTTCTGACCCTCTTCTAATTCCTCCTCTGATTCTTCCTCCTCCTCTTCTCTGTATGATAAAGGTACTACTATATTTTCTAAAACTGGGTGAGCAAAATTACGTGCATCTTGAGAACGATTTAAATAACTAATATATCCACTAATTTCATCTTTGTAATGTTTTAAACCATTCTTATGGAAATATCCATGATCATCAAGATACTTTTTACCAAAGTCTTCAAATGTAATTGGCATATGGACTTTCTTAGATCGCAATAGGTTTAATAATTTAACCATTTCCATACCATCTTCTGTATAAGGAGTTGCTGTCATTAAAAGAATACGTACACTATCTTTTCCTGATTTTTCATAAGAATTTTGAACCATCTCTTCTAAAATATCCGTATTAGGCTTCTCACTTGCTGCAACCGTAGGGCTATATAGTTTATGAGCTTCATCTATAATAACTAGAGTTTTCCGAAGAGGATCTACTTTTCCATTGCGACGAACAATTTCATCATAGATCTTGTTCTTCTTTAGTAACAAATTACTGAATTGTTTGTATGAAATTGGCTCCATCCAATTATTAGAAACATACTTCATTGGACCACTAATCTTTGAAGGCAGTTTTAAACTCTTGTTTTTTAGCTGTTCTTGAATCACAAGACTACATACCTGACCATACATATTCTTCCAAATATCACTCTTTAGTGTATGACGTGTTACCCATAAAATGTTGTACCCTTCTTTTTCAAAACTGGTAGAAGCCGTAGCAATTGCAGTGCATGTTTTTCCAGTACCTACACTATGGAATAGTAACATACCTTTGTAGGCAGAGCTTGGTTGGAAATAGTGACGGATAAAATCTTGTGTGGGTGTAAAGTTTACAATATTTCCCATAGCAGATCCACCCGCTGTTTCACAAAGATTTTCTAATTTTACCTTAGGATATTCAAATTGTTGAAAACCTTTTGCAATATAACGATGCATGCTGTCTAAAGACATCAATTGAGTAGGAGGAGTAGGAGTTTTTGAACGTAATATAGGAGCTCCTCCTGATAAAATTGGAGGGGGAAGCTCTATAGAGAATTGATGGATAGGACGAGTAAGATCTAAATCAACTGCTGCTTCTATAGATGCTCTTTCTATTTCTGCCGCAAAAACAACCTTTCGTAGATCTATAATAGAATATTTAAGATAAAGCTCAAACATATATTTTGTATTATGGAACTTTGGTTGTAATTCTTTGGGAATTCCGACTTCATAACGGAATACATACAAAGGCCAGCCAAATCGTGGATGAAATTCTAAACCTTTTTGTCCACAGAATCGGGTACCGCGACCAATCGCTTGCTTTTCATCAGCTCTTACTACCAAAGGCTCAAAAAGATGAACGTACTTTACATCAAAGAGATCTATTCCTTCTTTAAATCCTTGATCTAAAATAATAAAACGCATATATTCTCCATGAATATTCTCCGGACGACGATTGTATAGTTCTAACATGTTTTTACGAAACTTGATATTCATTGGGCGGTCAAAGAACTTTTTACTCATCAACACTCCAAAGTTATGATTTTCAGTCTCTGCTAACTTGTCTTCTTTGTAGAGAGCAAAACCAGTTCCTTGGACATGAATCGCAGGTTGATATCCTTTTGCAACAAATGCAGATGCAAGGATTTTTGCACCATAGTTACTGCTCTTCATGTCGGTAAAGATCATATGTTTAAAAAGCTTTCCATGAGTTTTTAGATCCTTTTCATCTAACTTTTCAATTTGTTCAAATAGAGCTTCTATTTTAGGGGCTGCTTCTTTTATATAAAAGGAAAGCATCTCAGGGTTAAAGTCCTTCTTCTCCATTAAATGGAATGACTTAACATGACTAAAGTTCGCTACATTTCGGATACATTGTGCAATCTTATCTGGATTAAATTCATTTTCTTCTTCGTCTGACATAGAATCTGTATCAGTATCTTCGTTATCATAATCTATGCTTTTGGACGCTGTGGAACTATTCTTCATACCCTTTTCTATTATAAAATATGATAAATATTACAAAAAATAAATTATAAAATAGCTTCTGTCGTATACTAAAGCTTTATTACTGTGCACTCAGTTGCATTTGGTTCTTCAAAGTTCTTACGATAAACGTAGAAAGCCACGTCGGGGATTTTTGGACCTCCTTCTGAAAAACGTTGTCGGTTTTGTTCCATAGATTGTTCAATAGGTGTTGTAACCCATATACACTTTACCGGTACATGATGTTCTTTTGCAAATTCTATAAAATGAGCTCTCTTTTCTTTGCTTGCATTGGTTGCGTCAAATACAATGGAATGATTTGTGATATGTTTTTTTGCTTCCCGTATCATTCGTTCTGGAGTTTTAAGAGTATCCCCATCAATTCGTATATAGCCCTTCTTTTCAAAGATTGTTTTAACAATGGTAGATTTTCCAGAAGCTGGATATCCAATCATTATAACAACCTCTTTTTCTGGACTCACAACGTCTTTTTCTTCCATATGTACTCTCTTCTTAGCTAAGGGAAATAGTTCTTCTGGTGTATAAAAGGTCACTCCTAATTTATCTGCAACTCCCTTATCTTTATCAGCCCAGTCTCCCTCACGCCCAGCTGCATCTCCTACAAAAAAAGAGTCTCGTGGTTGAAACTTTCCTTCAAAATGACTTAGGAATAATTGTGGATTTGGTTTATGATATTCTTTCATCATTGCAATGACCGCAATCACCGGAATATCCAGTTCTTTAATGATCTCTTTGATCATCTCTACCTTCCATTCTTTCGTTTGATCTGTAAGAAATACTACCCGATAACCATTCCGATGATACTTTCTCACTACTTGTGGGACAGAAGGACGTAACCATTGCCAATCATCTTTATCTTTAGGAAACCCCCTTCCTTCTTTTGGTTTAATTAAAGTCCAATCTACATCAAAAATCGCAAGTTTCTCACGCTGCCGGCGTAAGATCTTATTGATATAAATGATATTTGTTGTAGTTGGTTGTTGCTTCATTGTATATTCTACTATACAATACATAGATGATAGATTCATTTTTTAGTGCGTTTATTTTTCATTTATATAATATGAATGAAGTATATAGAAAGATGAATGAACCGATAGATACATACATGCTTCATAAAAACAATATTTCTAAAAGGTCTCTTAAAATCATAGACATATATGACTATTATTTAATTGTTACACCTAATAATAAACAAAATACACTAGAGAAAGCTTTGGATATGTATAAAGAAATGGATATCCAAGCAGAAGTAACAGATACTCCTTTTGAAATAAATAAAAATACACTTGATTTTATTGCAAGTATTTGCGGAACATGTATTTCAAATTCAAAAATTACTACCGTTCCAAAACTGATAGAAGAGTTAACGAAGATGATAGAGTTCAATGATCTGCAAATGTCGTGGACCTCTTATAAAGTACCATCTTCTACAAATATTCCTACTCCGACTATCAACCAATCTACACGCAAAGCACCTCCCCCTCTTCCTATTCCATCTTCCCTAAAAGAAATTGGTTGTTATGAAGCAAATACATCTCAATTTAGTTTACTGGATGATACTGAACATATACACGGTATTGGTATAACTTCTGAAGAAAACATATTTATTGTGTATAACACACTCTATAATATATCACTTGTTGTGAAAGAAGATAAATCTTTCTTTGAACATGTATGTCAAGACTTTACAGAGTTTCATATTCTTGCAAGTCTACCACTAACTACTCACGAATACGATATCTATCAACAAGCAAAGACGTTCTTCCATCAAAA